GTACGCGCTCCGGTTGCCCTCTGGATTATTACTTAGATATAATGATTTACTTGGCGAACAGGGGGAGATGGGTATTGAATATACTTACCAGACAAGGCGAGGACGCACTCGTATCTATGGCGGTAAAGTCATAGAGAACGTATGTCAAGCTCTAGCACGGTGCATAATTGGTTATCAAATGCTGGAAGTATCTAAAAAGTATAAAGTTGTTTTAACCGTACACGACTCCATTGTATGCTGTGTACGTGACGAGGAAGTAACTACCGCTCAAGATTACGTAGAAACTTGTATGCGTATGATACCTCAATGGGCGGAAGGACTCCCGATTGATTGTGAATCAGGGGTAGGTAAGTCTTATGGAGAATGTGGATGATCTGCATACCGAACGAACGTCATTTTGAACGTAACAATCAGATACGGTACAAATTTTATGAATTTAAGATTTCTCACGTAAAGTTAGCGGTTGAATATAACTTATCAATTAGTCAAGTAACTAAGATAACCAGAGCTTATCCCCCAATGAATATATATACCGCAATCCCTCGCTGGCTGTTGCTATATAGATTACTTCCAGCCATTGATGCTCTGTTTGGTATGGAGTACGAAAAGCCACTACAGGAAACAAAATGAGTATAGCCCCTTGGTCTTTTAGTAAAATTAAAGCCTTCGATCAATGTCCGAAGCAGTTTTACCATGAGAAAATACTAAAAGAATATCCAATGCAACAAACTGAGGCTATGCTGTATGGAAACCAGTTCCATACGGCGGCAGAAGAGTATATAAGAGACTATACCCCTATGCCAAAAAGGTTTGATTACGCTGTTGGTGCGTTGGATAACCTACAAGCTAAACAGGGCGAGAAGCTATGCGAGTACAAACTAGGACTAACTGAAGATTTGAAGCCCTGTGGGTTCTATGACAAGGAGGTTTGGTTTAGGGGTATAGCAGATTTAATAATTCTAGATGATGATTTGGCATGGGTTGTAGATTATAAAACAGGTAAGTCTGCTAGGTATGCTGATAAAGGACAATTAGAACTTATGGCTTTAGCTACCTTTAAACATTTCCCCGAAGTAGAAGAAGTACGTGCTGGATTGTTATTTGTAGTGGCTAAGAACTTAGTAAGAGATACATATTTAAGAGAAGATGAAGCAATTCTTTGGGAAAAATGGTTAACAAACTACGGTAAGATGAAGATAGCGGAAGCTAATGATGTATGGAACCCACGTCCAAATGGGTTATGTAAAAGACATTGTGCAGTTATTGAGTGTGTTCATAATGGGAGAAACTAATGGCATATACTAAATCCCCTCGCCCCTACAAACATGAATATCAAATGCAGAAGCAACGAGGCGAACATAAAGCACGTATGGAAAGGCAAAGAGCCAGACGAGAGTTAGATAAAAAAGGTGTTAACCGCAAGGGCAAGGACATAAGTCATAACAAACCATTACGAAATGGCGGTACAAACGCTGATGGATATAAATTAATGAGTCCTAGTAAGAATCGTGCGAATAACGGAAAAAAGAAGAAAAAAGCCTAGGAGAACAGTCTTGCAGATTATAGATAACAAAGCATTGCTTTTGAAACTACGTCATCCGAAGCAAGTTACAACAGCTATACCAAAAAGTCGTGAAGTAGCTTCAAATAACGTATTAGTTAAATGGGGTGTGAACGAGAGCCACACCCTAAAGAATTTAAATATAAACGTGCCATCACCTATTAAAGGACAGTACGCGTGGACTGGTCAACATAAACCCTTCGCGCACCAGAAAGATACTTCTGCGTTCCTGACAATGAATAGGAAAGCGTTTTGCTTTAACGAACAAGGCACAGGCAAAACCGCCTCTGCAATATGGGCTTCGGATTTTTTACTGAAGCAGGGAGCCATAAAGAGAGTGTTAGTTATCTGCCCGCTTTCAATCATGGATAGTGCATGGCGTAGTGACTTGTTTAGTTTTGCAATGCACAGGAGCGTAGATATAGCTTACGGTTCCGCTGACAAACGCCGTAAAGTGATAGAGGGCGATGCCGAATACGTCATAATTAATTATGATGGTGTTGCTATAGTTCAAGATGCCATATCAGCCGGTAGCTTCGACCTGATAATAGTTGATGAAGCTACTCACTATAAAAACGCTCAGACCACTCGTTGGAAGACACTAAACAAAATATTAAAGCCTGAGACATGGCTCTGGATGATGACAGGTACGCCAGCCGCACAAAGTCCCTTGGATGCTTATGGTCTAGCTAAACTCGTAAATCCTACAGCAGTGCCTCGTTTCTTTGGTTCATTTCGTGACATGGTGATGTACAAGGTATCTAATTTTAAGTGGATACCCAAGGAAAGTTCCATAGATACAGTATTTAACGCACTGCAACCTGCCATACGGTACACTAAAGAGGACTGTTTAGATCTTCCAGACATGATCTACACCAAACGAGAAGTCGAAATGACTCGTCAACAGAAGAAATACTATAGAGAATTACGAAATCGTATGGTAGTTCAAGCCGCTGGGGAAGAAATAACCGCAGTAAATGCGGCAGTTAACATGAACAAGCTACTACAAATATCTTGTGGGGCAATCTACACCGATAAAGGGGACACGCTAGAGTTTGATATAAAACACAGGTACAGGGTTTTACGTGAAGTTATAGATGAATCTAGTCAGAAGGTGCTTGTATTTGTGCCTTTCAAACACGCCATAAGTATATTATCAGAAAAACTTACCTCTGATGGTGTAAGTAATGCTGTTATACAAGGTGATGTTAAGGTTGGTAAACGCACAGAAATATTTAAAGCGTTTCAAGAACAAGATGATCCTCGTGTGCTTATAATCCAACCAGCCGCCGCCGCTCATGGTGTAACCCTTACAGCCGCAAATACCGTGGTCTGGTGGGGGCCAACGAGTTCTTTAGAAACATATGCTCAAGCTAACGCACGTGTACATCGTGCAGGGCAAAAGCATAAATGCACTGTCGTACAGCTACAAGGATCACTTGTAGAGAAACACGTTTACTGTTTATTAGACAGTAAAATAGACATTCACTCGCAAATTATAGATTTATACAACAAACTACTTGACTAAGGTACTCTTTGTCACTAAATTACATACTCTACAAGTGTTTGGAGGTATATAATGAGTGGAGAACTGGATAAACTAACCAAAGTTTACCTTAAAATAAAAGCAAAACGAAGCGAACTATCGGCAAAATTCAAAGAAGAAGACGGCGACTTACAGGCACAACAGGACGTTATAAAAAGAGCGTTATTAAATCATTGTAAAGAACATGATGTTGAAAGCGTACGAACTTCAGAAGGTCTTTTTTATCGGACTGTTAAGACACGTTACTGGACTAGTGATTGGGAATCTATGTACAAATTTGTAGAAGAACATAATGTACCTGAGTTTTTTGAAAAACGGTTAAATCAAGGTAACGTAAAACAATTTTTAGAGGAAAACCCTGAGTGTGTGCCAGCAGGGTTAAATGTTGACTCAGAATACATGATATCAGTTAGGAAAAAATAATGGCTCAAAAAGGACCATACGTTACTATCGAACAATTAGCTAAACATTTACAAGTATCAATATCTACTATACGTGGGTGGGTTAGAAACAAATACATACCCGAAAATACTTATATACGTGTAGTCAATACATATCGTTTCTGTATAGATGATGTTACTGACGCTTTATCTGCGGGTAAAAAGAAACATGATGATGTTACTACAGAAATACTTGATGAAGTAGAAGAGGATCTATGAAGCGTATAAGTATACGTGACAAAATATTTACCGAATGTTCCGATCAAGGAAATATATTAGTAGATTCTAATAAATACGAAGCTGTTATAGTAAATGCTGCATTTGTTTCAAGGTCTTATTACGAAGGTGATTATGATCCAGATAAATTAATGTTGCCTACTTGCTGGTCATCAGATACACAAGTTCCATCTTCTGACGTGCCACAAGAACAACGTCAAGCGGCTAGATGTATGGACTGCTCACATAATATACGTGGGTCAGGATATAAAAGTAGTAGAGCTTGCAGATTTGCACAGCAAATAGCAGTTTTACCTGTAGATAGATTACAGGAAGTATACCAAATAAGATTACCTGCTACATCTATATTTGGACAAGCAAGAGGGGGTCATATGCCTATGAAAGCGTACGCAGAGTTTTTATTGTATCGTGATACTCCGATTACATCTGTTCTTACTGAAATATATTTTGACGATAACAGTAGTACACCGAAGCTATTCTTCAAACCAATCCGCCCTCTACGGGATGAAGAATTTAAAGTAGTCTCAGAAATGATTAACCATGTAGATACAACACAGGCAATCACATTGGACTACACACCATTCGAGGGTAGCACAAAATCCCCATTTGAAGTTTCAGATGGGTTT